TGCAAATGGAACGCACGCCGATAAAAGAACTCGCCGATTGAAAACTCGCCGAACAATAAAGATTCAAGCCCTAAGAGATTGGGGCTAATTTTTTTACCGATTTTCAGGGGTGCTTAGTTTTTCACACAAGTCGAAAAGATTTTCTTTCTCATCTGTGGCATAAGCGTTGCTGGTTTATGTAATAAGTCAAATGTCGGTGGTTGCCGATAGTCTAATAATGTCGAGAGAGAAAGGAAAAAATAATGGAACTAACAGATAAAGAAGCGAAGGCAATCAAGGCAATCTATAACGATTGGCACGAAGGGGCTACAACAGCAGAAGAAGCCCTGTTTGACTTAGAGCAACTAATCAACAACGCCGATTGACAGATGTCAGTAGTGTATGCAATAATAAAAGTGGAGGGAAGGTGATGGAAATGGCTGATTGGTTTTCTGCGGAAGCGATTGCCGAGCGTAAGGCTCAGTATGAAGCGAAGATTGCACGAGACAAGAAGAATGAAGAGCGAGTTGCTCGATTCTTTGGATTCTTCAAAAAAGTATTCAAGTTTGCTTGAATAAAAGTTATTTATACGATACAATAGAAATGAAGGAGATTCTATGATTACTTATGAGAGATTGACAAAAAAGACAGAAGGCGTTTATGAAATGGTTTCTAAACCCTGTCCAATGTGTAATGAAACTTTTACCGCCGAGATAAAGGGCGAAGAGTTGTTCGCATACAACAATGGGGCATTGATTCAAAACGCTTTTCCTAACCTAACTGCAAGCGAGCGTGAGCGATTCAAGAGTGGCTATTGCGGAACTTGTTGGGAAAAATTATTCCAGATGTAAATGTCGGTAGTTGCCGATACTATGAAATTGTCGAAGGGAGACAAAATGGAACGAAAACTTATGAAGTGCGGAGATACCGCAAGCGGAACTTACAGAGACAAAGATGGCGTTGAAAAGTTGGTCTGTGTTTCTTGTGCTGGAATTGTAGATGGGGCTTACGAAGTTGCGGAAGAAGTGCCAAGCCTAGAAGGTAGAATTGCGACCTGTTCTTATGGCTGTGGAAGTTCTACCGAATCAAAAGTAAGTCTGCCGTTTTTCAGGAGCAGACCAGATTCAGCGACAGATGATTTCTATTGTGGCTGTTTCGGTTGGGACTAATCTTACAACCAACCACCGACAAAAAAGAGCCGAGCGAGTCTCGGCTTTTTTTTTCAATCCTTTTTCAGGGGTAGGGATTTTTTCACACACCACGCTCAAAAAAATTGCCGGGCTGGGCTGAAAAATCTTTTTCCTGGTTAGAGTTTTTATCTTGCAAATGTCAGTAGGGGTTGCTATACTAATAGTGGAAGGGGTGATGAAGATGGAAAAGTCAGTAAGAGAAGTCTGGTTCTCTGCCGAAGCAGTTGCCGAACGCCGAGCGTTATGGGAAGCAAAGGTAGCAAGAGAGCAGAAGGGCAAGCAAGCGTTCGAAAAGTTTGTTGGTCAGTTCAAAAAAGTATTCAAGTTAGCCTGAACTTGAAAAGGTAAATGTCGGTGGTTGCCGATAGTATAAAAATGAAGGAGATGGTAATTATGGCGAGACCAAGTGTTCAAGAAGTAAGAAGTTGGCAGGTTGTCTATTCAAGTCCAGAAGTCGAAGTTGCGGTTGGAAGTGCAAGATTCGAGAACGACTATTGGAGAGTTGTAGATAAGAAGTCAAAGAAGAAGAAGTATTTTTATGGCGAGATGGCTTGGAGTGATTCACGCCGATTCGCAAGCGACCTTGACTTTGGGGCGTGGCGTATCTAATGAGCAGATTCCAAGAGCGTAGTGGCGACCACGAGCAAGCAGAAATGTTTGCTCTGGGAATTGTTCCACCGAAGTTAGTTTTAGTTCCGTGTGCCGATTCGCAAAAGTGCGAAGTGCATAATCCAAAAGGACTTTCAGTTCCAATTCAAATGATAACAGGAGAGACAAAATGACAGAAATAGATAAGAGCAAACTAGACCCAGCGTTTTATGTCTGGGAGAACGACCACGAAGAAGTCTGGGCTGTCGAAGGTAATCCTTTCTTTGTAGTGCGTAATGGTGAAATGCGAATCATTACCAACAATGAAACCGAAGACCGAGTTGTAATCAGATACACCGACCAACTTTACCGCTTTGGAATCAACAATGACAAAGACCTTGAAGAGTGGTCAAAGAAGGAAGAAAATGAGTTTTCTTGGGTGAATAACGCTTGGTTTGAAATCTATTCGATAAATGATAGAGAGTGGTTTTCCGAACCTTATCACGACCTAGTTGAAGCAATTGGTCAAGCCGAAGTTATGTTTGCCGAATACCCAGATGGAATAATCCCAGAGTAATTCAAAGCAGGAAATCCCCCAGAGAAATCTGGGGGTTTTTTCTTACGCAACAAAAAATTTACGGGTGCGTGTGAAAAATTCCTAACCCCCTGAAAAAAAAAGATTTTTGGAATTGTGCTTGTAAATGTCAGACCTAGTTGCTATACTGAAATTGAAGGAGATAAAGATGTTTGAAGATTTGAAAACGCCTGTCGAGATTGACACCGCCCTGGCTGGGTTCTATGGTGATAAGGCTGACTTGGAGTTCAAGATAGACAGACTACGCCGAGCAATCAAAGTCTATGAAGAGCGTGGTTATTATGAAAGCCAGAAGGAAAAGGCAGAAGCCGAAGTTCGTGGGCTGGTTCTTGAAGTAAGCGAAGTTATGAAAAAGATTAGAGTGCTTGAAGGTAAGTATTCGGGCTGGTCTCGTGCTTACTTAGTTTCAAATAGTAATGGACACATACACTCATCTACAAACTGCTCAACTTGTTTCCCGACAACTCGTTATGTTTGGATTACTCAATTGTCAGGTCAGGACAACTTGGAGATTGCTGGTCTTGCTGGCGAGAAGGCTTGTTCGGTTTGTTATCCAGACGCTCCAAGTGAATACTTTATGCGTAAGTGTCAGATTGAAGACCCTGCTATCGTGAAGGCTCGTGCCGAGCGTGAATCTGCTCGTGCCGAGCGTGAAGCAAAGAGAGTTGCAAAAGGTATCGTCAATCCAGATGGAACTGAACTAAAAGTCAGAGTTTATGGAACATACAAAGAGACAATCAAGACAGAGCGAACTGCTCAAATCTGGGCTGTTGATGAAGCGTGCTTGATAATTCAAATTGAAGAAGGTGGCGAATACCAACACCGAGTTTCAGAGTTGCCAGATAAGAAGGCTGAATTGGAATCTGTAATTGTCGCATTAGCGTTCAAGCGTAAAGTCGAAGTCGAAGTCGTGCGTGCCGAGATTAGAAATAAAGCCTTAGCCAAGATTGCAAAGATTAGAAAAGAAACTGAAAAGTGGTATCAGGCAAATCCACAATACCGACCATAAAAACAACAGAGCCGAGCGAGAAATCGCTCGGTTTTTTTTTCAAAAAAATCAAGGGGTATAAAGTTTTTCACACGCTAACCAGGAGCCGTGCTTCCTGGTTTGTAGCATAAGACTTCCGTAATTATCTGCGATTACAAATGTCAGACCCTATCTGTATAATGAAATTGAAGGAGATGGAAATGCCAAGAAAAAAGTATTTTGTGTTTGTGTTTGATTGTGCCGATTGTGATGGTTTCTATGGAGACCAATCGCTAACTAAGGAAGGAGAACTGCTCTGCCCTAGTTGTCTGTCCCCACAAAGGATAAACTCCCCCTATGTCGAGAAGGTTGAAGTGGATTACACCGAACCCTTCGACCCCAGCCCAATCGAGATGGCTTGGCTGTAATTGAAATGTCGGAACTTAGATGTATTATAAAAATGGAAGGTGGTGAAAGTTATGGCAAAAATTTATAGAGTTGGTCTTGTGTTTGAGTTCGACCCAGAAGGCGAACACGAAGATTTGTTTGAAGGCAAAGACGAAGAGCAGATGATACGAAGTATGAAGTCGTTAGTATCAGAAGACATAGTTCGTCTCGTCAAATACAACGAAGAGTATGAATCTCTACAAGTTGAAGTCGTTGAGGAATAGACGATAACAAATCAAAACCCCTTGCGAAAGTGAGGGGTTTATTTTATAATTGAAAAAATCAAAACGCTGTGTGTGAAAAAGTAGATACCCCTTGAAAATTCTTATGTTTTATTTGGAAAGTCAAAATGTCAGGGGTGAGTGCTAAGATTCAAAACTCGTTCGGATTACCTACTTGCAAATGTCAGAGGGGTATGGTATTCTGAAATTGGAGGAAGGTGATAAAATGGTTATTGTAGAGATTGCTTGGAGTGGCTCTCCTGCGGTTGAGTATCCGAAGTTTGCCGACTACGAATCTGCAATTGAATTCATTTATGAGTTCAATCAGGCTCACGCTGGCGTTGCTTCTGCTTCGATTGTGGCAGAATAGACCTGCCGATAGACCCCCGATTTTCGGGGGTTTATTTTTTATGCGTGTCCTATTGCAAATGTCGGAGGGTTGCTGTATTATAGAATTGTGAGGGAGAGAGAGGTGATTGAGATGAGTGATTTTGTTGAGGTCGGATTTAGTTCCGAAGTTCGCAAAGCCCTCGCTGACTTTGTTGCTGGTAAGCAGTTGGAGGCAGAGGGTAAAGCGAAAAAAGCAGAGGCAGAGGTTATCCTCCGTTCTGCTCTCGGTGAGGCAAAGGTCGCCAAGATTGGCGGTGCTGTTGCTTTCAAGTTGGTCAATGGTTCAAACCGCCACGCTGATTTGAAGGTTCTTGCCGAATCGTTCCCAGAGGCTTATGAGGCAGTTGTTCGTGTTGCCGAGTATGACTTTATTCGTGCTGTCTAAGTTCGAATCCCCGAATCCCCAGAGCAAGAGTTCTGGGGATTTTCCTTTACCACAGACCACCGACATTTTGATTTCTTATGCTTTTTTCAGGGGTCTATGATTTTTCACACACGCAACTACCGAGATTGAACTTTCGTCTGGTGCGTTTGATTGGGTGCGACACATTTTATAAATGTTGTCAAATGTCATACCCCCCTGCTATACTGAAATCGTGAGGGAGAGAGAGGTGATTGAGATGGTCAAGTTTCCTGATGTAGAAGTCAAGTTGGTCGGCGAAGATGGCAACGCCTTTGCGATTCTAGGTCGTGTCCAAAAGGCTTTGAAGCGTGGCGGTGCTAGCCAAGAAGAGGTTGCGGAGTTTATGCGTGAAGCCACTTCTGGCGATTACGACAATTTGCTTCAAGTCGTAATGCGATGGGTTGAGGTCGAGTAGCCCAGACAAAAGATTCCCCAAGTGATTCCTTTCTGCTTTGGAGTTGCTTGGGGATTTTTGCAACCACTTTTTTCCGTGCGGGTGGGTGAAAAAGGATTACCCCCCTGAAAAATCCAATAGAAGTTGCCCTCTAAAATGTTTTGTGTTTTGATACTTGCATTTGTCGGTGCATAGACGTATAATTAGAAGTGGAGGAGATAGTATGAAAAATTCGATTTGGTATCAAGATGAAGTTCCTGTGGAAGAGTGGGAAAAATTAGCAGTTCAACTCGAAAGAGACATCGTGCGTGTTCAAGCAGACGAGGACAGATTGCGAGCAGAGGCTCAATCCATAGACGATTTGCCTGTCTATCACAACGGACTAATCCGTCAAATTCGTAGAGAGTTGGAGATTGTCCGTAATCAAGGTCTCGATTGGGAGATGGGCTTGGTTGATTTAGATGGCAACTTGGTCAATGCCAAAATAGTAAATGGCAAGTTCGGCGAAGTGTGGCGTATCGAAAAAGAAGATGGCTCTGTATCTTGGGTCAATGTTTCGGTTGCTGAAAAGTTATCCCGTAAGCAAGCGTTCTACGCAAGCAAGGGCTACGAACTTGTGAAGGTCTGGTGGAGATTTGCCGAAGGTAAGTATGGTTGGTTCGCTCTTCGAGACAAAGGTGTCAAGAGGATTGAAAAACTTGGGGAATAATTTTTCCCCAAACTCGGTTGTATTTATGTAGGCAAAAAAATAAGGAAGTGAAAATGGAAAACAAAAAGTATGAATCTTGGTCAGCAAAAGAATTTGCGGAGTTCATTATTCTAAACGAAGAAAAGTTTTTGAAGTGGCTCTTTGATGAAGAAGTTGATAAAGAACTACAAGAACTTATTGAAGAAGGGAAGGAAAAAAATAATGAGTGATTGCGATTGCAAAAAAGTAGAGTGTCCTAAACATCACGGAAGTTTTGATTGCCATTCGTTTTGCGACATCTGTGAAGGTAATCAAGAGTATTGCCCAGAACACGATGAGTGGGAACGTGGTCAAGCGGAATTGTATCTAAGTATGTATAAAGAAGAAGAAGGAGAAAACTAAAATGAAATTAGTTTATTTAGTAGAGATTCAAGGTAGGGGATTCGCCCCTTACGAATTTGAAACTAAGAAGGAAGCGGAAGATTACGTTATTGGAATTGTCTCTTGGTCAGGTCGCAAATGGCGTATCGTGCCGAAGAGAGTAAGAGTTCCAAATGTCGAGCAGTAAAAGTTTTAGAAGTTTTTACGTGGAGATAGAGAGAGTTGATTCTTCCAAACCATACTTATCACTTTCGGTGATAGAGGCTTTCAACCCAGAGCCGAATGAGAATCGCCGATTGGTAAATTGTTTCGTTCGGGAAGAAGAACTACTTGCACCGATTACTAATTTTGAAATTTCAAACAGAATAAAAATTAGTGATTTGGAATTTTTGAAATCTTATGCAAAAGCGTTTCCAAAGAATTACATAAATTCTATTTACGCAATCGTAAATGACTTTCCAAGATTGGAAACAAATGAACTTGCATAAGATAAAAAAATCTGTATAATAGAAATGTAATAAGTCTTTTGAAAGGAGACAAAATGACCAGAGACCAACTAATAGAGTTTCTAAAAGAAAACTACAAACCAGACGAGGAACTAATTTGGCAGACAATCGAATTTGATGATGTTGTCGAAGATGAGACCATCTCTTACGAACTTTGGCAAGCGTTCGTTGAATCGCAGAAACGCTATCCAAGTCTCGCCGATTCATTTAGCAGAGACGTTGCCGATGAGTTTAGGACTTTCGTAGAGGAGAACAATGAGTAGAGAGCAAGAGATTATTTTTGATGTGCTTTCCAAATTGGTATCTCTAAATTTAGTTTGCCCTGTTGAAGCAGAAGAATTTTTTGAAGCGGAGGTGAAAAGATGAGCGAACAAGAATTAGTAAAGCAGTATCACTTTATAGTTCTCTACGATACCCAGACGAAGGAATGGTCAGTAGAACCAGATGTGTCAATGAACTTTGACAATGGAGATGTGTGGGTGGAAGATGAAAACGGAAGTGGTGAGTGGGTAGTGAATGAATACGAGACACCAGAAGAAGTTGCAATCACAGACGCAATCTCGATGATAATGCGAAACGCCCCTTCGGTAGATTACTGAACTCGGTAAATAAAAATGCCTAGACTTTTGTCTGGGCATTTTCATTATCACGAACCACCGACATTTCGGTTGCGGAAAAACTTTTTTTGTTCCAAATCCATTTTACCAAGAGCCACCGACATTTCAATTTTTTATTATTTATCAGGGGGTCTTCTTTTTTCACACAGACTACGATTTTTTTCTATTTCGTATAGACTCTTCGTATGTATCAGCCAGCCGAGTTAGTCAAAATGATTTACGCAAGTGAAGACAGGATTGGCTTTGCTTTTAGATTGTCTAATGGTGATTATGTTGCTGTCTTATGTCAAAACATAAGCAACAGACAAGAAACCGCTGTGTTCTTATGTGATAAAGATGGAGGAAGCATAGACTATTCCAAATCACTTGCGGTAATAAAGATTGTTGATGTTGAGATGGCTCTAAACCTTATAGGGCATACAAAAACGCTTGACAGATGATAAAATCGCTACTATAATTACAAATGTAGATACCGATGAGTGGTATCATTTACGAATAACTGAATAGTGTATTGGGAGAACCAAAACAAACAACGACCAAGAAAAGATAAGAACGAAAGTTCTGGAAAGGTAGGTCGCCTAATGAAATGGTTGCTAGCAATAACAATGGCTTTGATACTTACGGGTTGTGCAACATCTTCTGCGGTAGCAAGTCAGTTAGCAAATGAAGCAAAGACTAAGAGCGTGGAAACTCTACAAACTGTCTCTACGAAAGTCGAGACGTTAGAAATACAACTTATACCGATACAAGCAAATCTTTCTATGTTGGATAGAATTGCAAAACGTGAGGCTAGGTTGGAATCAAATAGAGAATCTCTAAATGAAGTCGTGCTGACTTTACTTAGAAGAGTTGGTAAGACACCTTATGTCTTTTCTGGCTCAACACCTTACGGGTGGGATTGCTCTGGTATGGTCAGATGGGCTTACGAGCAGTTGGGAGTGGAATTACCACACTCTGCAACAAAGCAAGCCTACGTTGGTGAAAGAGTAGATACTCCAAAAGTCGGAGACATTGTTTTATTCGGCTACAAGGGATACGAATCTTTCTACCACTCTGCTATCTACATTGGCAAAGACAAAGTTGTAAATGCCAATCGTGGATTTGGTGGAACTGAAATAGAACCATTAACCAACTACGAAGGTAGTCGCATAGTCTATGTGCGGATTTTGGAAACCCCATAATCTTTACCGAAGGAAGAGCCAGACGAAAGTGTCTGGCTTTTTCTTTTTCCTGGTCGGGCGTGGGTGAAAAACCAAGCCGCCCCTGCTTGACATAGTGTAGTTTTACAGATAAACTATAAATAAGCCACTTAGTGGGTAAATAACTCACAACTAAAAAGTGTAAAATAATAAATGAAAGAAGGTATCACAATGTCAGAAAAATTCACGGTTCGAGTATCACTAGACTTTGAAGTAGATAAGTCGCCAATCACTAAGGACGATTCCACTACAAGAGAGTTCATTGAGCAGAACCTACAAGCACTCCCTGCTTACTTTGAAGAACTTACATCTAAGCCCACCTACTTAGGTCCGAAAGTAATTGTAAGGCTCTCCACTAACGAAACCGAAGTGGTTGAAAGTCCAGAGTAAATCTGCTATACTACTAATGTAAGTGTGTAAGAAATGACGAAAGGACACCGACAATGGGAATACAAAAACTATTAGAGATTGTAAATACCGACCTACCTATCGAAGAGAAGGTTCGGCTACATCTATCTATGAATTGCTACCCACCAGTTCCAGAGAGTTTAGTTCCAGTCAGCGTATTGGCAATCAAACTTGTATCTGATGGAGATGGAGATTCTAAAATCTCTCTACCTTATGGAGTAAAGTTTCGTGAAGAGAATGAAGCACCTGCTTCTGCGGTAGTGAAGAACTTTCACCTAGACCTGTTCATCTCTGGGGGTGAAGATGATGGCTAATACTTATGAATACCGAGTTGATGGACTTGGAGTGTTGAAAGTAGTTTCTATCTCTGCCAAGACTGAAAAACAAGCGGAAAAGCAAATAAAGAGTATCCGAGTAAGTGGATTCCCACTTAGAGATTGGAAACTTGAAAGAGTTTATGAAGACGAAAAGAAGGAATACAAAAATGAATTTTAGGATTGCCTTCGGAGACATTATCCGAGAGTTGCGAACCGAGAGACACCTAACGCTTAGACAACTTAGTAAGCGTTCCCACGTTGCTCTTGGCTACATCTCCGAGATTGAGCGTGGTCATAAAGACCCTTCGAGTGCTGTTATGCAATCACTTGCAAGCGGTCTAAAAGTTCCAATCCACCAAATCGTAATCGAGGCTGGTTATCGTATGGCTGGCTGGGATAATGAAGTAGTGAGTTCTGAAACTAGCGAAGTTCTATCTACGGTTTCTTAGAATCGCTACGGATAACCTTGACAATTGAAATTGTTTTTGATAATCTGGAAATGAAGGAGATGAAAAGATGAAGTATGTATTTCACAGAGCGATTCTCGGAGTTGCAATAGTTCCGCTGATTGCTGTCGCTTGGCTACTGTTTTATGCCTTGCTAGTTGGTCTAGGTGCAAGACAAACATCTAGTGCCGAAGAAGTATTTGCAATCGGATTGGTTATCGGTTTGATTGTCGAAGTTTGGTTTGTAGTAGATGGATTAGTAAAGGTGGTAAAGCGTTGAGTCAGTTGTTGATTGTGCTAGGTATGTTTTCAGTTGCTATCGGTTGGTTCTATGCACTAGATAGTAATTCGGAAGAGAACCTGATTATACCGTTCGTTCTTGGAAACGGTATGGGTTTGATACTAATACTTGGTGCTATTCTCGTTGAATTAGATAAGAGAAGGAAGTAAAAATGTCAAATGAAAAACCGTATCAGTCTGTTATAGACAAGATTCCATCTTTGAATTTAGAAGAACTAAAAGAGGTTCTTCAAATTTCAACTAATGGATTTCAACAGGTGCTTGAAGTTATCCAAGAGAGAGCCGAACAGATTGCAAGAAGTCCAGAGGCTGTTGAACTAACTAATGAACAGATTTTAGGATTCTCTAAAATTTTTGAGGCTGTAAATAACAGACTTGCAGAATTGAAAAAGGCTTAGGAGATTGTAAGTAATCTCCCCACTAGCAAGTGGCTAACTTGCAATCATCTCCCTACAAATAGAGAGCCAGAGATTGGACACTCTGGCTCTTTTTTTATGCCGAGACACGGAAGAAATGGCTTGACAAATGTCAGTCGGTTGTAGTATTCTGTAATTGAAGGGAGTTGGTTATGATTATCAACAAAGCAACTGAAAAACAAATTAGTTTTATCGAGAGACTACTTACCGAACGTATCTGGAATGATGAAGTAGAGGTATCTGCTCTATCGAGCAGGGAAGCAAGCAATCTTATTGAGAACTTGTTGAAGTCTCCGAAGAGCCAGAATTTCGCCAATGAGATTGGTATCTATCAGACCGAGAACGGTGATGTCTATCGAGTTCAACCTAGTCAATCAACTGGTCGCCTATACGCTAAGAAGTTAGTTATCTCTGGCGGTTGGGAGTATGAGAACGGTGCTATCTACCGATTGAAGCCTGAACATAAGATGACCCTAGAAGAGGCTAAGGCTTTCGGTATGGCTACTGGGCTGTGCTGTGTCTGTGGTAAGTTCTTGACAGACCCAGATAGCGTCTCGCAAGGGATAGGTCCTGTCTGTATCAAGAAGTTCTAATCACCAAATAAGTTTCCCCCAGATTTCTGCTTTTCTGGGGGATTTATTTTACCAAGAACCCCTGACATTACGGTTTTACTTAGGTCAGATTCAAGGGTATGTGATTTTTCACACGGAAACAATTATTTTTTCTGCTACAATGAATAAATACAACATAGCACGGAAGGCTTTTATGAGTAAGTCAATAAATGAGATGACAATAAGAGAGATTACTGATTTCTTGGAGTCTTACAATAACGGAGTAAAGAATAGGATTCTTGATTTCAAGAATGACTATGACTTTTCCGATGACACGCTCTTCAACATTATTGTCGCTATTCATTACCTTGCTGTATCTAAGTTGAATGAGAACGCCGAAGAGATTTATTCTGAACTGTTGAAAAAGAGTGAAATTGAATTATCAAAACGCTTGGGTAAGTTGCCAACAATAGACTAATCTGTTATAATAATTATGTAGGGACTTCCTACGGACACAAATAACAAATTGAAGGGACACACTATGTCTAAGACACTAATTGGATTCACAGACGAAGAGATTGTATTTGCAAGGTCGCTGATTGAGTTCGCTCGAACAAAATTACAGGAGCAACACGACAATAGCCACTCTGGGGTTGATAAGTTGCTAATCAACAGTTGGATTATCTCAACTAGCAAATTGCTGACCCAGTTTGAGGAAACTGGCAATACGGAGACCACCGAGTCAAGCGACTTTGAAGACACCCACATAGCACACGCTTGACAAACATTACGATAAGCGATAAACTGGTTATAGAGACGAAAGGAAACAAAAGATGATAGCACTTTGGGCAGTTATACCTGCAATGGCTCTAATGTTTATCGCTGGTCGTAGGTCAGCATTCAAGCGAAGAATACATTTCATAAACAACACCAACTACGGATTGAACATCCAAGTTTCGGGCGATAGGAAAGTTATCCTAATTGAAGAAGGAGTAAGAGATTGAGATTGTTTTATCAGGCAATGTATTGGGCAGTCCGAAAGACTGCCTTTCACTTATACGGACTATACAAGAGATTGGATTGGCTGTCTTACAAGTTGTATGCAAAAGCCGATTTCAAGGGTGCTGGTAGGCGACAGAAGGGCAGATTGTTCTAATGCTCGACTGGTTGATTGGATTGGGCTGGTTTAGCCTTGCAGTAATCGTTTTAGCACTCATTGGTGCTGTATCTGTCTTACGGTTCTTATTTTCAGGACACGGAAGACGACTTGAACACTTTGGAGATGAAGAAGGCTAAAAGTCTTATGAATTTTCAGGGGGTAGTGGATTTTCCACACCCCCATCTTGACATAACTGTGAATAACAGATAAACTTGAAAAAACAATGAAAAAAAGGAAACAAATGACGGAAAACAAAGATAAATTACATATCGCTTACGGAGACGACTACCTCAAATGGATGCTCGGCTCTGGCGATGGCTCACATCCGACTAAGCCGATTCGTGCGAAGTTGGCTACGGAGCAACTGGTATCAGCACTTGGAGATGATGTAGTAGTCATAGAACCAACTGTTGATTCTGGTGATAGAGAGAGACTGGAAAGCATACACTCACCTGTTTATGTATCAGAGGTCTTAGATGAAGGCATAAGCAATGATTGGACTGGCAACAAGACTGAACTCGGTCAAGTAGCACTACAAATGTTTGCTGGAACTGCGAGACTTACGGAAAAGATTATTGCAGGTGATATCAAGATTGGATTCAATCCACAAGGTGCAAAACACCACGCTCAACACGGATGGAGTGAAGGCTTCTGTGTCTTCAATGACTTTGCTTGGGCTGCCCTAGAGTTTCAGAAGGCTGGGTTGAGACCTGTTTATATTGACTGGGATGTCAACGCTGGTGATGGAGTTCAGAACTTGCTAGAAGATTCTGGTATCCCTACCTTCTCGATTCACGGACACGGAATATATCCAACTCACTCGGACACTTGGGTCAGAGGTCAGACTGGCAACTATCTGTATCAGATTGAAGATAAGGATATCTACAACTACGCCTTGCAGAAGGACGAAGGGGACGATGCCTTTGCTTGGGCTATTGACGATATTGCAGAAAAGGTTGAGAGATATCAGCCTGATGTGATTCTCCTTGCTGCTGGTGCAGATGGACACGAAGGCGAGTGGTGGGGGTTGAAATACACCTACGATGGCTACAAGTATGCTTCACGAGTAGTTGCGGACTTGGCTAACAAACTTACTGAAGGCAGGGTGCTTATCGGTGGTGCTGGTGGCTATCAAGCAGAGACACACACGCCTAAGATTTGGTCAACTGTTGTATCTGAAATCTATAACGAAACAAGGAAGGCGGTGAAGTAATGCTAGATAAGTTCAATGAAGAAAGAGAACGAGAGTTCTTTGAGTGGTTTGCTGATGTGCAGGAGTATGCAGATAAGCACGACATAAGTATTTACACTGTTGTAAATGCAAGACAGATTTGGGACGTAGCCTATAAAAAGGGTGCTGAACAGAACAAGAGAACAGAAACAGGAGTAGTGAACTAATGGATTTGATTACAACTGGATTAGTTGCACTGGGCTTGATAGTTCTTATCTCCCTATTGCTCATACTTACTGAACGCAAGATAGATAAGTCAAGTGGTAAGGATTGGTATGGCTCTACGGATGAAGACAGCGAGATTCAACCACTGCTCGGAGTAGTATCACCTAAAAAAGAAAACAAAGACACAAAGAATAAGAAGGGCAAGAACTAATGCAAAAGCAAGAAGAAAAAACTTGGGACTGGTTTGTAGCAAGGTATAACAAACTGGGCTATACGTCCCTAAACAAGTTCGCTAATGAGAACGGCTATCAGAAGTCAAGTCTTAGTAGATACTTTCACCTACAACGCCAAATTCCTTCTGGAACTATGGCTAGCCTATGTCAGACATTGAAGGTAAGTCCTAATGAAATGATGAAGGCAATCGGAGAGGACTGGAAGTAATGTTTGACTACGATTCTTGGAAGACAGGTGGTTATGGAGATGATGAAGTCAGCCTAACCGTCTCGTTCGAGTGTGCGGACTGTCAACACAACAACAAAGACATTACTACTACTGGCAGTAGCCGAAGTAGTGAAGTTTATGTTGAATGTGAAGATTGCGGATTCGAGAACAACCTAGATGTGGGTGGTGAGTAATGAGACTACCAACTTGGGTGATTCGATTGCGTGAATTTGTGTGGTCTGCTATTTTTGCAGTCGTGCTATCAGTAGTTGCTATTTTAGTAGCGATTATCAATCCAAATGCTATTGCTTTGTCAATGGCTATGGGTCTATCAGCGGTTGTGTCTGCTTTACTGGCACAAAAAGAATAATAACAACTAGAAGAAAAGAAAATACAGAATGAAACAGGTAAAACATAACCTAACTCTACCTAAGGAGGTTAGAGTCAAGTTCTTGGTGATTCAAGACACGGACGATAGAAATCAATACATTAGAGAACTTAGAAGTGCTGGTTGGAGTCTAAACAGCATCGCTAATGCGTGCGGTATCACTCGTGAAAGAATTAGACAGGTCATAACCGAGTCTAAAGAGGCAGTTGTGAAGTTGGATGATTCTTTCATTGTCCCTCAACCGCCTACCTACCCTGAAAAGAAACCTCGTGAGTTTGTAGAGCCTTCCCCTGAAACACTGGCTAGATTACTCGAACTACAACCGATGGCTCAACAGGTTCGCTCTAACGCTATGCGATTCCGTGCTGAAGCCGAAGAGTATGTTCGACTACTGAACCACGCTCACGTTGTCGAAGGTGTGCCACTATACAGACTGGGTAAGAGACTAGGTATCTCTCACGCTGCTATTAGATTCCGTCTCGCTCGCTACGGCTATAAGACAAGCGATAACGGACATAGCAAGGTCTACACACCTATCTCCTCGAAGAATAGGGTATCTATCGAATAGATACAATAGCCTTATGGCTAAATCTCTTATGGAACAAATCGCTCTCTTGCCTGATGACGAGAGGGCGATTCTCCTATCTGGCTTTGACCCTGACACATTGCTCTGGGATTGGTCAGTATGGGGAAGACCTGAACAGCAAGCACCCGAAGGCGATTGGGCTATCTGGATGTATCTGGCTGGTCGTGGTGCTGGTAAGACAAGGGCAGCGGCAGAGTGGGTTCGTGAAGAAGCCAAATACGCTAACACTGGTCAACGTCGCTTTGCTCTTGTTGCTAGAACAGCAGCGGACGTGCGAGACGTTATCGTTGAAGGTGAGTCTGGAATTATGAACGTCTCTCCTCCTAGTGAGAGACCATTATACGAACCATCTAAGAGAAGACTAACTTGGCCCAATGGCAATACTGCAACTTGCTTTACTGCTGATGAACCTGATTCCTTGCGTGGTCCTCAATTCACACACGCTTGGGGTGATGAGGTTGCTGCTTGGAGACAGACACCTGATGCTGCAGGTATGACTGCCTTTGATAACTTGCGTGTTGGAACTCGTTTAGGTGCTAACCCTAAGATTATGATTACCACTACCCCTAAGCGTGTTCCATTGCTTTATAAGTTGTTGGATGAGGCTAAGAACACTGGTCGTGTTGTGATTAGTCGAGGTTCGACACTGGACAACTCTGGAAACCTATCAACTGCTTACTTGGATGCTATTACTGGTGTTTATGCTGGAACTAGGCTCGCTCAACAAGAACTTTATGGTGAAATGTTGGATAGTGTCGAGGGTGCTTTGTGGAATGACGAAGTTATCGAGAATAGTAGAGAGTCAGTGTATCCACTGAACACACCTCTACGTATCATTGGGGTTGACCCTTCTGTTGCAGAGAACCCTCGTGATGAGTGTGGAATTGTGGTCGTATCATCTAGCGGTGAGAGAGACTTGTATAAGCGTAATGCTTGGGTGTTGGAAGACGCTAGCGTGCTTGGCTCTCCTGATGTATGGGCTAACCGAGTAGTCGCTATGGCTCGCAAATGGGGATGTCCTGTTGTAGCCGAAGTCAATCAAGGTGGTGCTTTAGTTCGTAATGCTATCCACACCATTGACCCTAGTATCAAGGTGTTGGAAGTGCATAGCAAGTATGGTAAGGCTCTACGTGCTGAACCGATTACCCTTGCTTATGAACAAGGTCGTGTTCACCACATAGGTTATCTGGCTGACTTGGAAAGTCAGATGGTCTCTTGGGTTCCAGGTGAGGGTAAGTCCCCTGACCGAGTGGATGCTCTAGTCCACGCTCTTACGGCTCTACTAATCAAACCCCCTGCTGGATTCACTGGGGGTAAGATTACTGCTAAGTCTATGGGTGCTAGGAGATTACCTGATTCAAAGGGCAGTCTGTTTCGGATTAGGTAAGGCTAACCTTACCCTCTCCAAAACTCTACTGGCTGACTTAGTAGCCAATCCTCGAAGTCCTCATTGAATAGAACTAGGCTATGTCTCTTTGCTCTCATTAGGTCAATCGCTTCTCTTGCGGAGTAGCCTTCTCTAATCAACACAAGTGCAGTAATAATACCTGACCTGTTTAGACCTGCTTGGCAACGGATTAGAACTCTCTTACCCTCTTGCCAATCACGGTGAGCCATCTCAACTATCTTCTTGAACTTACCAATAGGGAAGTCTGTATCTGGTGAGTCGTAGTAGCCAAAGCGGTATTCTTCAACTAACCAATCAACTGGGTTAGCAAAGGCGTAGAAAGTGTAGACACTATCGAAGTCTTTGGCAGTGATGTCTGGGATGTGTAGTTTGATAGACCTATCCCCTACCTTGTCATTGTCAGATGTTCCGCCTTGCCATAGGTTCGGGAGTATCTCTGACCATAGCGGTATTCTAGGATAGTCATAGTCTTGTATGTTAGTGGCAACCGATTCTTTATAGTCTGGTTGACTTTTGTTTTTTGTCATTGGGTCTTCTTTCCTTTTGTTGTCTCAATTCAATCTTACCATAGTGTCTTATGTAATGCAACTACATACGGGTAATGCTCTTGACTGGTCAGGTTAGGTAAGCCTTACCTAACTATGTTGGGTTGGTTCAGTTGCTATTGCGGTGTTGGTATTGTTATCATTATGTTATAGTAATTGCTTGACTTTGTGTGTCGATGTGATAGACTGGGAATGTCTAGCATTATACCTACTGCCTATACCTATACGGCTATGGCTACTTGACATAATAATACTTATCGGCGATTACTTGACATAACAATACTTATCGGCAATTACTTTACATAATAATACTTATCGGCGATTGCTTGCGGTATTGCGGTTAGGCTTAGTATGCTGTCTGTCAGTAGTCTATTATACACTATTGTTAGTGTAATTTTTACTCAATTACCCTAAATTTTTATAACAAAGTGATAAAAAAATTGACCTTCGAGAATGTTCTATAATAGACTTTCAGGGGTGTCCCTTTGTGATTATACCTTCTAGGGGGTCGAGCCTTCTATGAGCCTTCTATGGCTTTTTAGAGGGGGGTCGTTTTTCAAAAATACCTGCAATTCATAGGTATCAGGGGGGTATCCCCCTAGTCATCTCTACTTATTCCTATCTCACCTACTTAGTCTTGTCAGTTGTGTGTCTTGTTTGTTATGTATCTATGTAATGACTATAAAAATTATTTTTTTATTGTGATTGATGACTAAATAATAATTATTTTTTTTTATTGACTATGTGATTGATTATTGTGTTGTAGTTATTGATAATCATTATCAATTGTGTAGTTGGATAGCAATTATCTAGTTTTTTATGGCATAAGTGGTGCTGTGGTATGTGGTTTTGATACGTTATGTCAAGTAATCAGGGGAAATGTGCTATTTGTTCCCAATTATGAAAGATTACAAATTGATAACGATAATGCTGTTCCCGTTTATAAATCATTATAACGAAACGATTACGAAGGGGCTGAAATACTAGGACTTCCGACTCGCAAGCCAAAGGCAAAAATCGTTAATGTATCATTTTTACTCGTCAGTACAGAAGATTTCGGACTCCCCTAAGGATATAAGCATTGGACATTCGTGCTAAAGTGTACTTTATGGAAGAGCGTCGACGTTATGCAAGAGAAGAAGAGTTGCCAGAGAGCGAAATTAACCTCCTCCTCTCGCTTGAGAAGTCAAAAAAGCAACTTTATTGCCGTGCAAAGCAACTTTACGAGGCTGGATGGGCACTTCAAGCCATCGGAAATGCGTTTTCACCGCCAATTAGGCGTTCAACAGTCCAATATTGGGTAAAAAATGGCGATTTTTCCCACAAAATAGACAAAAAACTCGTTTTTCCCTCCAATTTGCCTAAAAAAGTGGGGTATCAACGTAAAAAACCACTATCTCCAGGTATTTCAGAGGCAGACACCCTACGTTTACGATATTTAGCCCCTTTAGCACGAAATTACCGTTCTGGAATGGGTTTAGCCTCACTTCAAGGCTCTGCAAACCAAGAATTGACCGAATTAGCGACTTTTTTGCACTCACAGGGCGTAACTATCGCCGAATTAGCACGAGCAACTGGAGTAACGTTTCGTGCAATGGCTAGAAGACTAGGAAAATAGCATTGAAAATCTCACAAGACCTGTTTCCATGCAACGTTGTTGCTGTTCCAGCGAACTTTATCGAGAGCGTCCACGATATTGAAGTACGTCCACCACATAAAGGTGCTACATACCTAGAAGTATGTCGAGTTTTGGTTGTAGACGACTCATTGGTAATAGCGATGGACTCACCGACAGGTGCTCAGATTGTTTTTCAAGAAAAAATCGTTGACCTACATCTCGGAGCAAAGCCTGAGTACTTGACTAGAGTTGTAACTATAACTGGAAAGATGTTGGTCTTCTATAAAGACAACGGATGTGGTTGTTCATCACGTCTACGTTCTTGGAATCCATACAAAACTCTGATTTCGACTAAAGGATAAAATGGAAGAAATTTCTTTGCTTCATTTCGTCATTCTTTCGCTAGCAACTTTCAGGCTTGCAAGATTGATTGTTGTTGACTACATATTTGAGTGGCTACGTAATTTAATTTGGAAACGTTATCCGCCAAGCACGTATCTAGGCTACTTGCTGACTTGCGTGTGGTGTATGTCGATTTGGACAGCATCAGCCATCGGGATTTGCTATACAATAGTTCCAACAGCAACTGTGGTCGTTGCTTCAATTTTTGCATTATCCGCAGTTGCTGGCTTAATTTCCACGCGACTAGATAATTGATTGGCAGGAGTCCCTTGGGCATCTTTAAAAAAGAGCAATCAAACTCTACGCGTCCTCGCATTCAGGGGACTAATAGAATCTCTGCATCTGTTCCTAAAATCACTCCGTCTGGATTACCTGCTAACTCTGTCTTCCTAAACGTTCAACCTAATAGTGCACCCGTAGCATCTTTCGATACTCCTAGACCACTTACCGCTGCGGCTGCACAAATTAAAGTTGGAGACCGAGGTGAAGCAGAGACCTTCAAGAGCAGACGTGCTGCAGCCTCAAGCACATGGCAAACCGAAGCGTGGGAATACTATGACGCAATCGGTGAAGTCAAGTACGCTTTCAACTTAGTTGCAAGCGTTGTTTCTCGTGTACGTCTATACGCTGCAGTAGTTGCAAATCCATCAGAGGCTCCATCTCCAATTAGAAACGCAGAGGCTGGAGACGAACGTCTGATTGAAGTTGCCGAACGTGCGTTGGCTCGTCTTGATTCTGCATACGGAGGTCAGGCTGGTCTTCTTAGGGATGCAGCACTGAACCTACAGGTTACAGGTGAGTGCTACCTAACTCAGATTCCTGCTCGTGTTGGTACTGGAATTCCAGAGTCTTGGGATATCCGTTCTATTGATGAACTGAACACAGACGGAAAAGGTAACTACGTTATTTCTCCACGTCGAGAACTTCGCACAGGAAACAACTCTGCATCAAAAAATGGTGCAATCGTTCTTCCTAAAGGTGCTTTCATTGGTCGCATCTGGAAGGCTCACCCACGTTACTCAGAAGAGGCTGACAGTAGCCTACGCGGTGTTTTAGACCTATGTGCGGAACTTCTACTACTTAACAGAACATTCCGTGCTACGGCTCGCTCACGCCTTAACGCAGGTGCTTTGTACTTGCCTGACGGTTTGAGCGTTGCTGCTAACCCAGACCCTAACTATCCTTACGATGAAGCAGATGGTATCTATACAGAGCCAACTGCCGAAGAAGCACAAGACGAGTTTGAAGACCAACTGATTGATGCGATGACAACTCCTATTAAAGATGAAGATTCAGCATCTGCGGTTGTTCCTCTAATTATTAGAGGACCTGCCGAACTAGGTGACAAAATCAAGCAGTTCAAGTTTGAGCGTTCATTCGACCCTGCACTTGCAGAACGTTCTGACAGAGTTCTAGAAAGAATTATGCAAGGTATCGACGTCCCTAAGGATATTGTTACTGGTCTTGCAAACGTTAAGTACTCAAACGCAGTTCAGATTGACGAATCACTTTACAAGGCTCACATTGAGCCACTAATGCTTTTGATTGCAGATGCTCTTACTGTTGTTTATCTACGTCCATATCTACTTGCTAACGGATTCCAGCCAAGCGAAGTAGACCGCATTGTTGTTTGGTTCGACCCAACCGCTGTTGCAACTCGCAATGACCGTGCACAGGACGCAGATTCAGGATTCCAGAAGATGGCGATTAGCCTTGAGACTTGGCGTAAGACCCACGGATTCTCTGAGTCAGAGGCTCCGTCTCCAACAGAGTTGGCTCTACGTCTGCTTGTTGAAAAGGGTGTCATCACTCCTGAACTTACCGAAGCGATGCTAAACGCTGTTGCACCAGAAGTGATGGCTAAGGTTCGTCAGGTTGCTCAGGAGAACTCCGCTGCACCGATTCCTGAAGGTGTAAATGAAATGCTTCAAGGTGGACAGCCACCTGCTGAAGGTGAAGCACCTGCTCCTCCAGCCGAAGAACCTGCTACTCCCCCACCACTAGCAGAACCTGCTCCACCAACAGAGCAACCTTCCACCCAACCTGCTGAACAGGCTCCACCTGCTCTAGCCGAACCTCAAATTAATATCTAGGAGATAAATTGAACGAATACGTAGTATCAACCCAGCAGGGTGGTAATTCAAAGGATGACCTTGCAACACAACTGATGTGTGTCTTGTCTGACACAGTAATCTTTAAATTCCTCGCTCACGGCTACCACTGGAATGTTAGAGGTGCAGAGTTCACTCAGTTCCACAAGTTCTTCCAAAAGATTTATGAAGATGCAGACGGTGCAATCGACCCTCTTGCAGAAAACCTTCGCAAGTTGGGATACGATGCACCATTCTTGCTAGAAGATTTCCTAAGTCTTAGTTGCATTGAAGCCAGACCAGTTGGTTATGACCCGATGGCGATGTCTTCTTCTTTGTACGAGGCTAACGAAAAAGTTCTTGCCTACCTAATGGATACATTTGACACTGCAAACAATTCTCGTCAGCAGGGAGTAGCAAACTTCCTAGCGGAGCGTATCGATATGCACCAGAAGTGGAAGTGGCAACTTGGCACAACCATTGGTGCCGATGCAACTGTAGTCGTACCGAACTTAATGTAAGGAAGAAAGTTGTCAGAAATAGATAACGAACAGAACCCAGTCAACTGGCTGCTCGGTCGACCTGTTCAAGCCACCGAGATTGGTGGTGAAAAGTATATTCCAGAGCAGACTCTCAGCGAGATGATTGACTCTATGTTGGAGTTAGCCAACAAAGACGTTCCTGAAACTCGAAGAGTTAATAAGAGAACTGCTATGGACGTCGTTGAGCGTTCTCTTTTCAAGACAGTAGCGTCTTCAGATATTCAACACAGAGTATTTACTGCTACTAGAGAACTAAACGATTTCTTGAATATGGCAATTACTGGTCACCAGCCAGTAGTTGCTAGTGCACACACTGATTTACTCCCAATCGGACACCCTCTCTCTACAGACACAACCGAGGTTTCAGAAAGAACCTTGGCTTTGCTGAAGAGTGAATGGATTTCGGCTGACCCAAGAATAAGCGAAGAGTTTAGACCTCTTGTTGCTTCAATCTGCCTAACCTCGCCAGGTAGCGTTGAATACAACTATTTGGTAACTCGCTTAGAGTCAGCAGAAGTTGAGGATGTCCCCAAGGATGTGGTAATTGCAATCACCGCTGCAATTAACCCATTTGCTGGGGGGAACTCTTTTTTAGAACGCTCGGCGAGGGCTAAACTTCAACGACGTGACCGTTTAGGTCGCTTTGCCTTTATGGGTGGAGGTGCTAGAGCCTTCATCAAATCGGTAAATGGATTTATCCATTCTGTAATCGGTAGATTCGTTGGAACTGGCACCGACACCAACACGTTTGACGTTGAATTTATAGATGACCCAGTATTGGGTACAGGCATTTACAGAATGCCTACAAGTTCAGTTGCTGGCGTCAAGGCATACATAAACAACCTGTTTGGCAAACTTGGATTTAGAAAACCAAAGTCTGCTGACTATGCAAGAGGCTATTCAATAGATGAGAAAAGCCTAGTAAAAATTGACGCACCAAATGGATGGTCAGTTGACACCAATCCATTGGATGAAAATGCTACCTTCAAAAAGCAGTTTATTTCTACAGATGGATACGTCCTACGTCAGTACGACAACATTAATGACATTCCATCTTTCAAAGATAAAACTGCTGATGGCAATGTAGAAGTTAAGGGTATCGGCAAGAACGGTGAGATAGACCCTAAGCACCCTGTTTACGAATTATTTAGTAACCCAGCGACTGCAAGCGACAAAGAGAAGTGGGGAGACGGAGAAAACGTCTTCATTGGTTACTACCAAAGTTGGGGCGATGTCCAAGCAGCGGCACAAAAGTTTGATAAGAAGAGTTACAAGGCTGTAGACGCTAAAAAAGAAAGAAAGATGTGGGGAGATGCTCCAGACGGAGATTTCCCTAAGGGAGTATTCGAGCAGGTAAATCCAGCCGAAGGCGATACACCTTTCTCTACTTACAGAAGCAAGAACAATGCAAATGGTAATGGCGGATATACAGTAAGAAGATTCCAGCCAGAGAAGCACAGTGCTGTTAAGTCAGACATGGATAAAAACGTTTCAGATGGCGTTGAAGTGAGGGGCTTGGAGAGTGGTTCTAGAACTATCGACCCAGAAGAACCAATATTTGAAGTAACACGACAGCCTTCCCTTGAAGAGCAAAAGGCTGGAATTCAGCCTGACGTAATTGGATACGCTCAGGACTGGGAAGATGTCCAAGCGATGGCAGAGGCTAGTGAACTAAGTTCACCTAGAACTAAGGTTGCAAAGAATAGACCAGCCAAAAAGAACTTTAAAAAGCAAGCAGATTTGTATCACGTCTCCGATGACAACGTTGTCACTCCAGACGAGTTTGTAGAAGATGAAAAAGGAAGACTTCTTTATACTCCTAAAGATAGTAAAGATGCTAGAGCAAGAATTACCAAAGACTACAAGGGCAACTACGTCACAGAAATCTACGAAGACGAAGATGACCAAAACAAGTTAAAGCCTTCTAAGGTACTAACCTCTAGAACTAAAGAAGAGGCTTTGAAAGAGGCTTCAAAATATTTAACTGAAGAAAATAACGTAAGAAAGGGAGAGCCTAATGTAAAGGCTGTAATCCCTGAAAATGAACCACAACCTGAGCGTAAACGCTCTAAGATTTTAGACTTCTTTAAGAAGAAGGGAACTGAGAGAGTTCCTACCACCATTGACGAAAATGGTGAAATTCACGAGATACCAGACGTTTCTAATGTCATAGGTGCAGATGGCAAGAGAATAGACCCTTCACTGCTTGAGTGGTATGTGGATGAAAACGGCAGAAGATTTCCAGATGCTCAGTTGCAGGACTCTCAGAAGATTCCAAAGAACAGGCGTATCCGAGATTTAGATAAGCACATGGTTCTTGACGGAGAAGGTAGAGAAGTAAAATTCACTCCTGAATACAGTAGAGAAGCAGACCCTAGACCAGACCTACATCCTGACCACGACGATGGTTTCTGGGACTTGAATGAAGTAAGCAAAGACGAGGTAGTAACTGGAGTAACAGACCCTCAAGAGGCTTACGAAATCCTTTATGACGGTGGGTTTATTGAAGTAGACCAAGAAGTTGGTTTGCAAGCAGTTCTTGTTGCTATGAAGGACAGAGACTTTATTGGGCAAGACGATAATCCAATTGGTGCGTCAGTCTTGGCTAGAGAACTTAGTAGCGAGTTGGAAGGTCTACCGCGGAATCAAGTAAACCGTTTAAGACGTGCAATCAACCCAGCAGCCCTGAACGAAGAGCGTGCCACAGAACTACTTAATTTTATTAAGAGCAAAAACGGCGAGCCTCTAACTCCAGATGAAATGAAAGCGGTAACTCGTAAGTATCGCAACATGGGTGTTGACCTAACAAATATGAAGTTGATTGGTACTAGCAACTACCTAAACAACAACTTAGGTGCAGAACGTGGCAAGATGCCTCAATTGACAACACCTGAAGACCAAAAAGATTTTGAGGCTACTTTAGAAAAACTTGGAATTAAGTTTGAACCTAAGGTAATGACACCAGACCAATTAACCCCTGTGCAAGCAGAAATGGACATGGGTAACGTTGGAAAAATTATGCAGTCTTGGCTCTCTCCAGAACTTCGTGCAAAGTTCAAGATGGACGACCAAGTACTTTATGTTACTCGTGATGGGTATGTAATTGACGGTCACCACCGCTGGGCTTCTGCTTTGCTTGCTCAGATGGAGGGTGGCAAGCCAGTAGAACTTAAATGTGTTGTAGTAGACCTAGACCACGAAGACGCTCTGAGAATTTGTAATGAGTACAACGACCACATTGGTGTTACAAGACAAACACTAGGTGCAACATCTCCAGACGCTAAGGCAACCCCTAAGCGTGAAGTTGATGGAGAAGTAGGTCTAAAGGGTAATCCAAGTTTTGAAAAAGATATTCCTAAAAAAGAATCATCTGAGCCAAGAAGAGTTACTACTACTCCAGTACAAGCACCACCACCTCCAACGCTAACTCCAGACATCCTTGAGACTGGAGAAGGTATAGATGAATTAAGAGGTGATTTTGGAAAAGGATTTAGACACTCACGGGATGGGCACAGAAACACTACTCTACTTCCTACTGAAGAAGAGGCTAAAGAATTTGATGAGTGGCTAGGTTCTGTAGAAGGTCACGATAAAGAAGTAAAAGGCAGAGTACTAAAAAGACTGCAAAAAGTATTTGGCAAAGATTTTGCTAAAAAGTTTATGGAGCACACCACTGAATTTAATCGTCAGCGTGATATAAAGTTTGCCGCGGTAAAAGAACTTCGTAGAGAGTTCAAGAGAAGATGGGAAACAGGGGAAAAAGAGCGTGCTAGAGGTTTAATAGAGCAAAGGACTCGTAGAAATCTTCTATCTGGAGCACTAAAAAATGACACTCCAATGAGTGACGAGCAATTTATAAATGACTCGGTAAATAATCAATTAAGAGAAGCAGAGTTAGCCTACCTAAGTTTGGCAAACATAAAGCAAGTTGTTGAGACCGAGAAAGACCCTAACCTACTAGCAACATTAAACAAGGGATTAGAGGCTCAAAACAGGTCTAAAAAAGTCGCTTCAGAACTTTCCTTTATGGAGACCGAGTTATCTAGAGGTTCTCGTGAAGAGTACAAAAAATACCTAGAAGAGCAAGGTGTAAGTTTCTATAACGGAGACGGTAAAGATGTCTGCGAAGTCAGAGACACTCTAACTTCAGTAGAAGTTTTAAATTCCCGTACTGGTCACATAGTTGAAGAACATCAAACAGAAGATTTGGATGCAACCGCTGCTGCTGAAAATGCAATGAAGAAGGCACTAGCAAACTACCCAGACTGGATGGTAAAGAGACTGCTTGGTGTGGTGAGTAGAACACCAGCAGGAAAAATAATCGTTGAGTTAGACCACAACCACCACAATGGAGATATAGATGCAAGAGGATTCTTCCAAATTGTTGATGGAAACTTTGTAATCAGGCTTTCAGTAAATAACAATCGTGACACTAGAGGGCTAGACCGTTACGAAGAAACTGCTACTCACGAACTAGGGCACGCTATGGAGGCTGCCATTCCTGAGATTCGTGAAGCAGAGTGGAAGTTCCTGACTGGTAGAACCAGACACAGGGATGAGTTTGGTAACTACAGAACAGATGGTTTCTTTGAGAGCACTACCGCTGGAAATCCAGATGCCGATGAGAGAGGAATCATAGACCACTTTAGAAATATTTATATGTCTAGAGAATATGATGCTCCTCACCCACTTGACTACTATGAAATTTGGTCAATGTCTTATGAATCGATGATTGGTGGTGGAACTGTCTCCCTAGACAACCACCACATTATGGAGGCAGTAGAGAACGGTCAGATGACTCCAGAAGAGGCAATATTTGGAGACAACAATACTGCTTTTGTTTTAGGTTTCATGCTTGAGGGTGGAAAAGGTTCGCTACCTCTTCAAGAAAGACAAGCACGAGACGGAACAGTTTTTGAAAGAGTCGATTTTAAATATGACAACTCTCAAAACTCTACAAGTACTTCAAGCAAAAACAACACACCAAAACTTGGAATGGTGTCAAACTCGCAGCAACTACAAGACCAAGATTTCTCTCCAGATGCTAGTCAAAAATCTAGAGAAGTAAGAAGCAGAATTGAAGACATAACCGAGCCAGTAACAACTACGTTAAATGATTACGGCTTTACGGCAGTAACTAGACAGGCAATTTATCGTGCACCAGATGGAACGATATACAAGATGTACTTCAGAGAAACTTTCAACGCCGACGGCATAAGTCTTGGCGGTGGAGTGGATGTAACAACTTTCCCTGACTCTGGTACAGATGTTGGAACTATAAATTACTACGAAGTAGATAAAGTGCAAGACTATACTGGCGAAGAAATTTGGAATCCAGACAAAGTTCCACTTTGGTATGACAAGTCAAAATATGACGTTACTAAACCATTTGCAACAATATCTTGGATTGAAGTAGACGAAGAGCACACTAGAAAGGGAGTTGGAACTGCAATTCTAGAATTCTCTAGGATGAGTTCCTCTATGCCAATTCACCACTCTCACCAACTTCTTGAAGATGGGAAAAGATTTGCGAGGGCTGTACAAAATAAACAAGACCTCTCCGTTCTTGAAGATATTCCAGATACTTACAATTCTCTAGTTTCTAGAGTATTTGCTTCAGATTCTGATGCTGCTAAAAAAGTAAGAAGCAGAATAAAGTACAAATCTGAAGAGCCAAAAGTAGAGGAAATTAGTAAGTTTCAAACTCGAAAGACTTGGGAGGGCACATATACCACTGAAAGTGGCGAAGAGTACGATATTAAATTAGTTCAAGACTTTTTCAAAGAAGACGACGACTACGTATCGATGATGGGTAAATGTGAAATAACCAAAAGAGATGGAGATTACCCTATTGGTGAAATAAACTTCAGCGACGCCAATTCTAGTATCGAACTTGAGACAAATAAGAGAAGTTGGCGAGAATACGAGATTGCAGAAGATATTCATCTTGATGAAGTAAATAAATATAAGCCATTTGGCAAAATCGACATGGTGGTAGTGAACGATAACCACAGACGTAGGGGAATTGCAACTGCAATGTTGGAGTTCTCAAGGATGAACAGCGATAGACCTATTTTCCACAGTAGTGCTAGGACACACGCTGGCGATATGTTTGCTAGAAAAATACAAAGTCCAGTTGCTACTGATGAAAACTTCCCGACTGAGGAATTGGATTTGTGGGGAGACCCGATTGATTTTGATAAGGCTGAGGACGACGACACTGGAAGTGGTGGCGAATGGTATGAAGAAAATGGAGAATATCGCTATAAGTATGTTCCTAGTAGCAACAAGAGCAGAGAGATAAACAAACGTATTAGCAGTGATTCTGAAACTCACGAGGGTTACCACTTAAATTATTACGGTACTTATACAGATGAAAATGGTAATAAGTATGAACTACATCAAAAGACTTTTGATAATGGAAGCCCAACTGGAACTATCTATGCTTATGACTCAAATGGTAAAAAGGTTGGTCGTCTAGAGTACAGAGAACTTCTAAGACTTTACGATGGAAACTGGAACGAATACGAAGTCCCAAATTGGTACCCAAGAGAGTTGTATGACCCGTCTCAGACTGCAGCAACAATTGGTTACATTACAGTTAACCCTGACCATCAGAGACGTGGAGTCGCAACAGCAATGTTGGAGTTTGCTAGAAGAAACTCGGTTGCACCTATTCATCACTCCTCAGACTTGACCCCACAGGGTAAAGAGTTTGCACGCACGGTTCAAAATAAAAATAACTTAACCATGCTTGAAGAGTTCCCAGAAGAGACTCAGCAAGCAATCCAAAACTCTTATGCTGGCAAGACCGATAAGTCTAAAGAAATAGCAAAAAGAATAAAGACAGTTGGAGATATAGAAGAATCTGACTCAGAAGAAGATGGTGTAAAAGAGCACTACAGGAAGATTAGAGGCGAATACACCACTCCTAGCGGTGAAAAGTTTGAGTTTGAAATAAAAGAAACTTTTACTACCCAAGAATCTGCTGAAGATAGATTAATTGGCTACATGACTGTATATAAAGATGGCAAGTCATGCGGTTTGCTTAGTTGGTGGAGCGAACCAGAATTTGGTGGAAAAACTTGGAATTCCCATGGAGTTGCCAAGGACGTTCACGGTGAAGTAGATGAATCTAAGCCATTCTCTGTGATTGTTGGAGTATTAGTAGACGATGAGCACCAACGTAAGGGAGTAGCAACAGCAATGTTGGAGTTTGCACGTTCGCACTCTGACAGACCTATCTACCACTCAAGCAGTAGAAGCGACATGGGCGAAGCCTTCTCTCTAAGTGCACAAAATAAAAAGAAAAATGCAGATGAAGATTTCCCAACAGGTTTAGACCTAAGGGACTCAGACATTGTTTCTTTGGTTGGAGATTTCCCTGTAACAGAAAAAACATTAAAGCGTCGACGTGGACAGAAGGGCATAGGAAGCATTGCTCGTCACGGTTATAAAGACGAGAACCTAGGTGGGTACGAACCTAAATATGACGCAGATGGCGATGCAATTTATGACCACCTCTACTTTAGAGCAATAGATTCTGGATTGTCTAAAAAAGATGCAAGAAAATATGCAATAGACAGTGTAACTAAGATTAAAGATTACGTTCAAAGAGGCAACGATAAGTCTAGACTTGAACACTTACTTGATGTTTCGACCAACCCTGAGGGTGCATCTGAAAGTGTGCTTAGACAACGTGCAGGTTGGAGAAAAAGATTTAATGGAAATGCAAAAGTTGTAAAAGAAAAACTTGCAAAGGCTCTGTCTCGTGGAAGAGTAGTTAGCCACATGGACTATGACAAACTTAAAAAGGCTATTCAAAAAGAAGAATCTCTACCTTCAAATGGATTTATTGCAGATGATTTTTCTACTGGAAGAGCACTGCTTGAGACTGACTTTGCTGCACCGCACTCTGTTAGACAGATTATGAAAGATATTCTCAGCATCAAAAATCCTAAGCATAAAAACGATGTCAAGATTGTACTTAGAGATTCAGTAAAAGATAGAACCACATATACAATTGGTGACACCTTGGATTCTGGTGCAATTCCACAGCGTATGAGCGATACAGATGAAGAAGCCATGATTAAGGCAGGATTGATTGGAAACGCTAACGGTTCATTTATATCTATTTCTGGAGTAGGCTCACCAGGAACCGATGACAGACACGTACAAACTAGCACTCAGGGCAGAATAACCCTAGATGACGTAGATGCAATTTATGTAACTTCAGAAGAGCAATTAGAAGAAGTCAGAGAACTACTCGGAGAAAGAGTTAAAGATATCAAAGTTGAGAATATCAACGAAACTAAGTCTTTTGATAGTGACTCAAGTTTCTTGGCTTCTCCTAGAACTCGTGAGATAAAGAATTCCATAAGCGAACTTGTTGATGATTTCCCTGTAACACCTACTGGCGAAAAAAGAAGAGTAAGTCAAAAAGTTGCAAAGGTCAGAAAGAGACTAAGCACAGACACTAAGCCATCTGTAGTGTCTAGCACAAAAAGAGTAGATGGTAGCACCTCTGAGAATATCGAGGGGCGTGGAAGTTACGTCACTGAAAGTGGCGACATTATAGATTTAGTTTACGAGCAAAATAAAATAACACGGTCAAACGGAACTGTTTATTATAACGGACTAACAATTACTGCCTATGACGAGAATTACAGCGAGATAGGAACGTTGGAAGTCGAGGGAGTTGACTACGAGTATGACGAAGATGGAAACATTAGATACTCCGTAGATGATATAGACACAGTATCTCATGCAGAATTTGATGACAAAGAATATAGCGATACTCCACTTGCTGGAATTTCTTGGATTGGTGTTGAAGAATTTTTCCAAAGAGAGGGCATTGGAACAGCAATGCTGGAATTTGCCCGTGATAACTTTGACCAGCCTATTTACCACAGTAAGCAATTAAGTAATGCTGGTGCAAATTTTGCTAGGTCGGTAAGAAATATTGCCACCGCCGACGAATCATTCCCTACTGAAGATGGCGAAATCGACCCACTTAATTTGGATGCAGACGCCGAGTTTGGAAATCTTGTTTTGCAAGAGACCTTCAAACAAGACGGTGAGTTTTCTATTGACACCTCAGACAGAGGAGAATTTATAGAGCAAAGCATGAGGGATGCTGGGCTGACCGATGAAGACATCATGGCTGGGCTATGGAAGGCAGAGAATTCCAAGCCTTGGACTGGCACAAAAACTATCGGAGAGATAAACATAATTGATAAAAATGGTAATCTCAATAATTTGACTAAGTACCTACGTTACGGCACAAAAGAGTGGAAAGATTTAACTCAGATTAGACAGCCAAATGGTTACTACTTACCAAAGCGATTTACCTATGAAGAGGCTAAAGAGTTACTAAAAAATTTACAGAAATCGAATGACTCTAATATTTTAGTTGGAGAGCCAGAAGCAACATCTAGATATTTGAGAAACGCTATTGGCAGAATTTCAGATAGTTGGGCTGATTCAAGTACTCTAAATATGGCGTATCTGAAGGCTACTAGAGATGAATTTGGGTTAGAGAACACGCATAGTCAAGGTTTCCAAGGTAGGACAATCGATGACCCATCGATAACCAACCCTAGCCAGCAAAAAGTCTACAAAGCAATTGCTCGTGCTCAGTATGAGTACACCCAGAAAAAACTTAAAGAACTTGGAATTAAAAAAGTTCTTGTTTACAGAGGGATGAATCTTCCAGATTCTGTAGGTGACCTAGACAATCAAACCACTGTAAGCATTGACTCTAGACCCCTGGCTTCTTGGTCGACTCGCACTGGTGTTGCTAGATATTTTGCAAGTATGGTAAACGTTCGTAGAGAAGGTGAAAAGGCATCTTTAATTAAAAAAGTTGTTCCAGTAGAAGAAATATTTTCTACCGCAAGCACTGGCATGGGGCTGACAGTCAACAACGAAAATGTGAATGAGTCTGAAGTAGTGTTACTAGGTGGTAGGTCTGAAGTTCAAGCAATTAGTCTAGATGCTTCTCGAAGGACAGATGGTGGTTTCCACGTATTTTCTCCAAAAGGCACCGAAGAAGATTTTCCTGAACCTACCTCTCCTAATAT